ATCGGATGGGCCAGAAACCACCCCAACGACGCGGCTCCGCCGACAAGCCTCCACGCCTCCCGCACCTCGGCTGGCGGCGTGTTGTACAAGCGGCACACCGCCGTCCTCGTGCAGCGTTCGGCCATGCCCGCGTGCCGATAGCCCCTCTTGCAGATGGGGCAGCAGTACGCCCCTGCGGGCTTCTTTTCCTTGCGAAACAGCTTCATCTCAACAATCCGGGTTTGCGTAGTACATGGGCATGGACGCCCTTTCGGTCTGGACGGGCCTCGCGCCTCGCGGAGCCTTCGGACACCGCCCGCCGCGGAAACAGCTTTCCCGCGTCCCGCAATGGCGGGCCAGCATCCGGCAACGCATCCTCCCGCAGTCCACCAGTTCGGAGGCATGGGACTCAAGCCATGCCTCCGAGGATTCGGACGGCGAGACGGAGGGGCTACCCTTCCTGTCCCGACTCATGGCGGCATTCCCTCGCCATCCGGCGAAGGCGGCGCTTGCGGGCCACCTCCTGCCGGATGAACAGGCCGACGAAGCCGACGCCCATGACCGTCCCGGCAAGCCAGTGGCGGTACTCAACGAGCAGGTCGATCATTCCCCTTTCTCCTCCTTGCCCTCAGCGAGAGCCCGGATGTCTTCGGCGATACATTCCGTCACGCTCATCAGCCCCGCCCGGATGCGCTGCTCCAGCTCCGGCCCTGCCAAGCGAGCCAGCAGCAGCGTGGGCGCGCTCGGAGGCAACGAGGCCGGAACCAAGAATTTGGAACCTCCGCCCGTCAGAATCCACGCAGGGTTCACGCCTTCGCGGGTCAAAAGGGTCAACAGCCACGCGGCAGGAATCATCATGCGCCGCTTGGCGTCGGAGATGGAACTCTGGCGGATGCCGAGATACGCGGAAAGCTCCGTCTGCGTCTTCATGCCGCAGACCTCGCAGATGCGGGCGTAGGCCGCGTCGAACTCATGCCGCTCCATCGTGGCCTCCCTCCGCCAAACGGCGTTCGATTTCGTCAAGGAACTCCCCGGCGCGAAGGACACGCTTGAGAGAACCAAAGGTCGGAAGCACCGTGAGGCGGCAGCCGTGCAGCCGATACTTGAACTGCTCCAAGTACGTCTCTGCCTCCTCATAGGAAAAGAAGACGTATTCTATCCGGCTGGTGAGCCGCGTCTCGCCGTCATCGCCTTCCTCTTCGATCCGACGCTCGATAGCGAACAGCGGGTCTTCCGCCAAGGTTATCTCAGTGGCCTCCACACGTTCGGGCCCCTTGCGGCGTTCACGGAGCATCACGAGCAACGACTCGTCCACGGGGAGGGCCGCACCACGCTCCAGCTTGGCGTATTCGCTCCAGTCCAGCGGCATCATTGCACACCCCCGTCCTGCTTGGAGGTGTCCATCCTCTCGAGCAAGTTTTGTATCCCCTTGCTAAAACCATAAAGCATATCAACCTGATTAAGCTTACCCTTTGCAAAGAGGCATGTGTGAGCACCCTCATCCGTGAAGCCGATCAGAATGGCCGCAAAACCATTCACGCCTTCCTGATTGGCAAACGTCTGCAACGTTTCGTTGATGTCTTCGATATCCAACTGGTTGATGACGCTCATGCTTCCTCTCCTTCGGTTCCGGTGACTTCAACGAAAATGGCCTTTTTCTGGCGGATGAACGATTCGGGGATGTAGTCCTCATGGCAGACGGCGCATCTCGGACAGCGCCATCCGATCTTGATGACGCGCTGGCCTTCCTTCTCAGCCCACTGATACAGATCAGAGTGTCCGCTCAGGGTGGCCTCCGACTTGGAGAGGAAACGTTCAAGCTTCACCAATACCCCGGCCTCAATCAGCGAGGGGAGCCTTTCGCCATATTCATAGGGAGACATACGTGTCGTCGGACAGGCTTCCTTCATCAAAAGGGTCCTGCCGGGCCAGTCCTTTTTGTACTTCGGGATGGCGCATTCACGAATCCGCTTCATTGCGCCCTCCTTTGCTCCGCGTCCTGCTTTCTCATCTCATTGAAGACGAGAGCGGAAGCTCTTTTCAACGCTTTGGACATAGCCCGTTGGCTCCAAAGGCCATGAAAATTAACCGCGACGTTCAAATATCTGCCAAGCTCTTTTTTCGACCTCCGGGCAATCAGGATACAGGCGAAGCCTTCCACTCCGGGATCTTCCCGCCACTGGCTCAACTTCGCATGGATCATGTCGAAGTCCTGTTGCTGCACATCGCTCATGCCGCAGCCCTCCCCATGAGATCCTTCATGCGTCCCCCATGCGGGAAAAGCGCCCTGAGCAGCGCCAGAAGCTCCGCAAGCTCACCCTTCGTCGCGCAGCGCAGGACGATGCCGTTGCCGCGATTGACAAGCCTTGCCTTGCCCGTGTAGATTTCATTTCTATCCATTTGAGCAGTCCTCACTGGATGTTTGCCCTCGGCGTTGTTCCAGCAACTCCGGGGGCGTTCTTTTACGCCCTGCCCCGATCCCGAGCCTCCGCTTCGTCGATCTGGAGCAGCAGGGCCAAAATGTCGCCCACGGCCCTATAGCCGAGCCGGGCGAGTTCCCTTCTTTCCTCGCTGGTGATGATGTTGTCCTCCAGCGCCTTCGCCGTGCCGACCATCATGTCCCCGAACGACTTCACCGAGGCCATGCACTGGCCATGCACCGGATGCGCTGCGTCCGACACCGGGAGGAAGTCGACGTACACCCCGCCGAGGGCGCGGGCCATCTCGTGCAGCGGCTCCGTGGAGCCCGCCAGCCGCATGAGCGGTATCAACAGATTCACGTCGAACTTGTGCGTGTCCCGCAGGGGCGAAAGCTCGGACATCAGCGTGTTGTACGGACGCCCGAGCCGATAGGCGATCTGTTCCGCCGACAGCCCTGACGGGGCGTGCTTGGCAAGCCGCTGGCAGACTGCCCCGATGTTCGGAGTGTCTTCTTTCATGCCAAACTCTCCTTTCCGTTTGCGTGATTCCGGCGGGATGCCGGGTTAAACTTGTTTAGTCTCAGGAGACATGACTCGCCTCTTGATGGGGTTCCATCAGACCGGGAAAACGTGGCTCCTTCGGACGAGGCCCACGGGGAATATCGAGCGGAATAGGAAGGATGTCTTCAGGAAAGCCAAGCGCACGGAGCTGGTTGTAACGCTCCACAGGGATAGTCTCCCTCGCAATGAGCATACGCGGCCCTGCCTCACTCTTCATACCTAACTGCTTTGCCAAGGCAGGGAACGTAATATAGCGTTCCTGCATCCACTCGCGGCATCGGACAGCTCTTGGGATAGTCATTGTCGTTGCCCCTTTAGTTTTGTTCTGGTATTTGTTGCTCAGGTTAAATGCGTTAATTGTGTACTGTTGTTTTTTTCTTATATGCGAGAAATTAGGTTTTTATAAGTAGTTTTTCGCTAAAAGGTGTTCTATGGATTTATTTGAACGAATTAAGCTAGTTGCAAAAACTAAAGGTTCGGTAAAAAAACTCGCTTTTGAGCTAAATATTCCACAAACCACCTTTAATGGATATCTTAGCGAGAAGCGGCAAGATAACCTGTGGCCGCTTCTCCCCAAAATCCTTGTACTTTACCCTGAATTATCGCGGGACTGGCTCTATTTCGGTGAAGGACAGATGCTCAAAGCTGACGGGGAGAAAACGGATTCTTCTTACCCTCCTTTGTCGAAGCCTACGGCACCAACGCCCGCAGCCAATTACAACTCCGAGTTGGAACGCGAAAACGTACAGCTTAAAATTCTGCTCCAAGTTAAAAACGAACTTTTGGAAGCAAAAAACGAACTTATCGCTACAAAAAATCAACTTATCCTTGCACAGCAAGAAAACAAACGCTTGGTCGAGTCCGTGAGCGCCGTGGTGACGCCCACCGAGACTCGCCGGGACAATCCTCAACATGCCACCTCGGACAGATCTGCGAGTGGTGCTACCGACTGTGGTGTGTAGGGCCGTATCAATGAACGGCAGCCACCGAATGCGCTTTCCCGTGCTCTGCCTCGCCATCGCGTTCCTTGCCCTGTCGCCCATACGGGCACAGTGTGCATCGAACGCTACGGAAACCGTCCGGGAGGCTATAAACGACCTTCTGGACGACTTCGACGACTTCAAGGACTCGGAGATATTCCGGCAGTGTGTCTATGGGTGCGGCAGCGAGAATCCGGGCAAGGAATGGCGCGACAGGATCAAAACGCTCCAGCGGCAGGCCATGCGGCGTAAGGAGGTCCCGACCCGGCTCAAAGATGCCATCGGCGAACTGTGGCAGATGGGCCGGACCTACGCCCGAGGCAATGCCCGCAAAGCAGCTGAACTGCGCCAGCGCATCAAGGTTGTGTTGGAAGAGTAAAATAGCGACAACAAATCAAGCAAATTCGCGAAACCGGAGCCGTCATATTTTTCCGCACCGCCGTCCCCAACCAGAAAAACGTCCTTACCGACATCCACAACGGAATTATCTAGCTTCCCGACTTATATAGGTTCATATGTTTTGTACAAGAAATAGTTGCTTCAAAGCAGAAAAAGGCGGTCAGCCCTCCATATCGAAGGACTGACCGCATACATACACATACGAATATCGACTTTAAGAAGATTTATCGGTTAAACTGAAAGTCTCATGAGATTATTGCTGTGGGTCTCCCATGACATTTTGTCCGAAATACAGCACATGCCCATTGAATTTCTTGATTTGCTCAGGGGTAACCACGATGGATGAAGCTACATTTTTCACAGAGGGCTGAGTTGCGACCCATTTGTCCGCTGTATGAAGTGTTGAGGCCACTGAGCTTACATTCTTGATCAGGTAATGGGTTGGGATCACCACATGAGGCTGTAGTTTATCAAGAATAGTCCTGATTTGTTGGCCATTGAGGACATGAACGGAGTCATCAATTGGGAGGATCAGAATATCGGGTCGTCCGATGGCCTTATAGACGGCTTCAGGAGCATCCGGTCGGTTATCCCCCCAATGTACGATTCGCAGCCCACCGGTTTCTATGATAAAAATCGTGTTGTCAAGGATGGGGGGATTGTTCGGGGGAACATGAGTTATCCCACGCTCCGCGAAGAGCTCAGTCCAGCGGACCAGTCCCGGGGCCTCGTACTGATGTTTGTCGGCAATACCGGTGACACGGAGATCGGACAGCGTCCATTGCCCGGCCATACGGTCAATAACCATGTGTGACACGACTCGATTCAGCGCGTTATGATCATAATGGCCATGCGTGGATGCAGCTATATCCGCCTTTGTGAGGGGAAATTCCTTGGGGAACCAGATGCCCCATGTCCCTGAGGGATCATTCTTCCAAGGATCTATGAGCATAGAAAGGCCGTTTGGAGTGATGATCCGAAAAGCCATATGCCCGTAGTATTCGAGTTTGACTTTCCCCGCCCTCATTGGATCGCCAGAAGCATTCTGCAACGCAATGATTCCATTATTGTTGGTTTGAGTGACGTTCGAAGCATGGGTTATCCCTGTAAGGCAAAGTGTCATCGCGACAAATCCAAAACATGAGATCCTCAGCAGGTGTGCGAATATCATAGATTGTTCTCCTTTGTCTTTTGTGCACTATGCGGAACCAGACTCGAACTGTTCATGGAACCAAGAGGCACCATAATTCAGAGGTAAGAGGAATAGAGTCTTCTATAATGTCGACATTCGACATAAAACTAACAAGTATACTACTTCCTGTCAATGGAGAGCACTTCAAAACACGTATGCCCAGGCAAGATGTAGTAGAGCAATAAAATAGGAAGATTAACAAACTCTTTTATAATCAAAAACCATGCTGGACATCCTTTTATAAGATATATGATGGAAGTATACAGAAGGTATGTTCATGTGCTTATACGCCTGTGCAGCCTTGGCAAAGAACGGAAGATCACGGACTCTCCGGCGGTGATAGAGGGCGTCCTGAGCCATGACCAAGCACCCGTCAACCTCTGCTTGAGACGTTTTGAAAAAACTTTAGATATTGACTTTCATTTTCATATAGCTATAGTCCGTTCCTGAATATGACCCTTTTTCATGGACGGCTTCATGACTCCTTCTCAGATTTTTTCAGCGCTCCATACGCTTCTTTCCGCTCACCAACCGGTATTTCTCTGGGGCGCACCGGGCGTGGGCAAAAGCCAGGTTGTGGCCAAAGTCGCTGCGGATCGCGGCATGGCCCTGCGTGATATCCGTGCGGTTCTGCTCGATCCCGTCGATCTCCGAGGGCTTCCCCGTCTTGAAAACGGACGCGCGGAGTGGTGTCCGCCCGCTTTTCTTCCGGGGCCGGACGATTCGGAACAGGGCATCATCTTCCTTGATGAACTGAACGCTGCGCCGCCATTGGTTCAGGCCGCCTGTTACCAGCTTGTACTGGACAGGCGAATCGGGGAATACCGTCTGCCCGACGGCTGGAGTATCATAGCGGCGGGCAACCGCGAAAAGGACAAGGCCGTTACCCACCGGATGCCTTCCGCACTGGCGAACCGCATGGTGCACCTTGAATTTGACGTCTCGCCTGATGACTGGATCCTGTGGGCACAGCAAGCGGGCATCAGACGGGAAGTAATCGCTTTTCTGCGATTCCGCCCCAAATTGCTCCATGACTTTGATCCGCTCTCCTCCGGCAAGGCGTTCGCCTCTCCTCGTTCATGGGCTTTTCTATCAGGCATTCTTGATGCCAACCCTGATCCGGATGTGGAATACGAACTGTTCCGTGGAACGGTGGGGGACGGCGCAGCTGCGGAATTCATGGGATTCCTCCGTGTCTGGCGCGGGCTCCCCTCAGTAGAAGACATCCTTGCCAATCCGGCTGACGCTCTCGTGCCAGATGACCCGGCAGCGCTATATGCCGTGTGCGAAGCCCTCTCAGAAAAAGCCGCCGATGGAACGGTCAACGCCCTTGTGACCTACGCCGGACGCCTACCCTCCGAATTTGGTGTCCTGCTCATGCGTGACGCAGTATGCCGCGACGAGCGCATTGTCCGCACATCCGCCTTTGCCGACTGGGCTCAAGCCAACGCCCATGTATTGATGTAACGTTATGACAGCACTCGAACGGCAAGCCCATCTCGCCATGATCCGCGCCCGTGCGGCGCTCGTGCTGGACCATCCGTTTTTTGGTTCCATCGCCCTGCGCTTGACGCTGAAACCTGATCCCACATGCAGCGATCTCTGGACCGACGGGCGCACGCTCGGCTTCAATCCGTCCTACGCAGCCGCATTATCCGAGGCCGCGCTCATAGGAGCACAGGCACACGAAGTCATGCATCTGGCTTGTGCCCATCACGTCCGCCGCGAAGAACGCGATACAGCGCTCTGGAACAAGGCCTGCGACATTGTCGTCAACCAGCTTTTGCTGGATGCGGGATTCTCCCTCCCTCAGGGTGCCGTGCATGATCCGGCGTATGCCGGGTTTTCCGTTGAGGCACTGTATTCGGAGCTGGCCCGCCTTCAGGACGAGGCCCCCAATAAAGGTGCCAAGCGACCGGAAGCGCAGGAAGAAACCGAACAAACGGAAGGAGGCAGCGGGCAGCCGGGCGAAGGGAAAGGCCAAGGGAAAGGACAGAATGATCCCACCGAAGGCGAACGCGGCGAGGCCGAACTGTTGGGTGGACACGGAGCTTCTGAAAGCAGCCTGGACAAGGGGAAAGGGCAACGTGCGAAGCCCGTGGCCTTTACGGGAGAAGTACGTGATCATCCCGTATTGGACGGAGGCAGCGGGACAGCCCAAAAACAGGCGGAACAGGAAGCCGACATTGAACTCGTCCAGGCCATGCAACGCGCCAAGCATATGGGCGACATGCCGGCAGGCCTTCTCCGTTTGTTCCGAAAGCGGTTGCACCCAACGCTGGACTGGCGGGGCATCCTTCAACGCTTCCTCGAAAACTGTGCGGACGGCGACTCCACATGGACCACTCCGAACCGCCGCTATCTTTACCAGGGCATCTACCTCCCTTCGCGGCAGGAGCCCCGTATCCCCCATATTGTGCTCGCCGTGGACAGCTCCGGTTCCGTGGACAACGCCCTTCTTGAAATGTTCTGCACCGAGCTGTCCGGTATTCTGGAAAGCTACGACACGCTTCTGACCGTCTTGTTTCATGATACGCGGGTCCAATCCGCCCAGACGTTCACCCGGCAAGACCTGCCGTTGCGGCTGGCCCCGGCAGGAGGCGGCGGAACGGACTACAGGCCGGTTACCGCCTATATCGAGGAAAACGATCTCGCCCCCACCTGCATGATCTGGTTTACCGATCTGGAATGTGACAGGTTTCCAGAGGAGCCCGCCTTTCCCGTCCTCTGGCTCGCGGAACAGCCGAACGGGACAACGCCCCCCTTTGGGGAAACAGGGTATCTCAAAGAACGTCCATCCGCCTAGCGACACAGGAGCAACGCCATGCATATTGAATGGAACATCACCAAGCGGCGCGGCAACATCCGTCCTATCCTTCATTACACGGTAACGCTTGAGGAACACGAACGGGAGTTGGCACTGCCGTTCATCCGCGTCGTTTCGACCATCCCGGAGCCGCCTGACTCGTGGCAAGAGTTCTGCTATCCGGGGCAGCACGAACGTGCGGAGAATCCGGCATCCGGCAAAACTTATGATCTGGAAATCCCTTCCCACAAAGGACGCCTCTGGAAACAGAGCTTGCGCCTTCCTTGGCGCGAAGAAAACGACTATCCCGAAGTCGAACAATCATTCAAAAAATTGCGCGACGCTTTCGAAGCGGAATTGAAAGCGGCCTACGGAAGTCTGCCAATGGATGAATCCAACTCTCTTGAAACCAGCTTTGACGCTCGCCGTTTCATCGCACCTGGAATTCTCGCGGAACGTTTTCTCATGCTCGCCAGAAACGCCAAGGCGTCCTGAACCGGGTAGCATTCGGAAGGCATCTTGTTCTTATTCCATTAGGCGAACTTGGCTCCTTTTGAGGGTTAAAGTTTGGCCCCCGGTGGGCGGGGGCCGTTTCGGTTACTCGGCTTCGGTCTGGAAGGTTTCGCACTCGTTCAGTACGTCGAACACGACGTCTTCAATGGAAGAAGAAAGGCTGCTGACGGTTTCGCTCATTGCTCCGCCGCGCAGGGCGTCCTGCATGTTTTCAAAGTGGGCGTCGAAGTCGTCGGGGTTGCACCCGCAGCCAATGAACTGGTCAAGAGCGATGTAGCGGATGAAGGCGGCGCGGAGGGAATCACGTTCGGCGGTCATGGTTTCGAGAGTGGCGTTGTTCATGTTGTCTTCCTTTGGGTTAAATTGTTTAAGTTGTTGAAATCGCATGAATTATTAGTACCATAGTACCCTCGGTTGTAAAGAGAAAAAGCCTGTTTTTTCAATAAAATACATAAAAAAAGCCCCGCGTTTCGGCGGGGCCTTCGGTCAGGCGGAAAGCGGGAGGCCGTACTGGTCGGCCCGCCTGTTCCGGGCGCGAGCCTCCCGCTCCCGTGCCTTCACATCGTCCGGGAGCCAGTTCTTGCCGCGCGCGGCGGTCAGGTTGAACTGTTCCCAAAGCTCCTTATCCTTGAAGTACATATGCAGCGTCCCCTTTTTGTAGCAGCGCATCTCAAAGTAGGTGCTCTCGAACAGGACGCCTGAGAAGTCGGGACCGTATTCCTTGAAATGCTCCTCTAAGGCGCATACAGCCGTGCGCGGCACGGATTCCAGCTTTTTGCCTTCGAGAAAAGCCAGCGCCCGGTCTATGTCGTTCAAATTCTGTCGGGTATCGCCGTAAGTCAGATGCCCGTCTCCACCGTACCATACGTCAACAATGCGAGGAAGGACGACACGCCGGTTCACGCGCCACGCATCGTTCGTCTTCCATCCCTCAATGTGGATGCGGTTCTCGTCATAGTACCGGGTCATGAGGTCAAATGCCTCGACCACGCATTGCTGCAATATTGTCCCACGGTTCAGGAAAATGGATTCAACGAGCGCGTAGACATTCTCTTCGGAAAACGCCATGTGCTCGTTGCTCTCCAAGAGCCTGTCGAGTTCCTTTTGGACACCGTGGGACGCCAAATTCCGTACATCGGTCAGACGCAAGACCTCCCGCCATGCACTCCTTTTCAGGGATCGTACGAAACGGTTGTACGCCAACTCCTGCGCCCTGCGGGTCGGCTTTTGCCGCATCAACTCCTTGAGCGATGCCCCGACCGTTTCCCCGCCGTCCGTGCCGAGCGGCTCGGCGTAGTGGGCAAGCTCCTGCGCCAGATGCGCGATCTGGACGAACAGCTCACGGCAACGCCCGTACTGCGCCACGAGGTTCCCAACAGTGTCCCGCGTCGCAACCTCACTCTCGAACCGGGAGCCGTCGCTGAAAACGGCGGCGTCCTCTTCGCCAAAGCCGACATCAAAGGAAAATTCCGGCTCCTCCCGTTTCTTGTGCAGATGAACCATCGAAACGCACACCTGCGCACTTCGGAAGGCATCCTTGGCAAAGCAACTGCCGAGGTGTTCAACCTCTCCGTGCTGTTCGATGATCGTGGCCAACAGTTTCCTATTCTCCGTGCAGGGGTTCAGAAGCGTCTGCTCGTTGAGCAGGCACACGATGTCCCCATGGTCGAGGATTTCCCACGCATGGAGCAAATGCGCTTCGCCATTGGCGAACGGCGGGTTCATGATGATCAGGTCATACTTCTCGTCCGGCCAGAACGTGAGGAAGTCCGTACCGACCAGCGGATAGCCCTTGCCCCGGATCGCGGCCTGCAACTCCGGCTCGATCTCGATGCAGTGCACCACCTCACGGCAGCGGTTGTAATACCGATCCAGCTTTCCCACGGCGGCATCGGCAAGGTCGCCCTTCCCTGCCGAGGGTTCGAGGATCGAGCGTTCGTAGAGCTTGCCCACCTTGGCAAGCATCTTCTCCGCCACTTCGGGCGGCGTGGGATAAAACGAAGCGTTGTACATGCTTGGCTCCTTTTATGTAACTTACTTGAATTACTTGATAAAAAGATACCATGCAGGCCTCGTTTGTCAACAAATATATAATTTTTTCAATATGTTATATAAAAATTCCCCGGTTATCCCAAAGGGATTTCCGGGGAAGCACGACGAAGAGCAAACAAGACTCAAACGGGATAGGCGATCTCTATCCGCTCCAGATCCTCACGGCTGGCCGCGCCGTCAACAAGCGCGAACAGCTCGTCACGCCGGGCGCTCAGGATGCTTTGCACGTATTCAAGCCCGGCGGCGTCACCAGCGGCAAGGAGAGCCGCCTCCGTCGCCACTTCCACGGCGGAAGGGTTTGCCGCGGGCATGGTCAGGGTTGCCGTCAGCGCCGCCGTATAGCCCGCGGCAACCTCACGCCGCTTGTCGTCACGGTACTCGGAGAGCGGACGTTCGGGCTTCGTCAAAAGCGCACCATCGGGAAGCGGGCCAAGCTCCTCCGTATACCGGGGCTCGGAACGCCACGTGTCGCCGGGAAGCCAGTACTGCGTCCCGCCTTCCTTGCGACCACGCTCGTCCATGTGCTGGCGGTGGTCTTCCACCGTCTCCCAGGCATCCCCGGTCCAGCGGGCGACATGGCCGGAGGGGATGGATGCGGGCAAAGCAACGGGCGTCGCGCCAGTCGCCTCAAGAATATACTCGCCATTCGGACGCTGAGTGGCATCACGGCTGCCAGTGTACTCGCCAGTCTTCAAATCATACATATGAAGTTGAGGAATGGTCATAACTATCTCCTATGGTTAATGGTTTTTTATTGATAAAAGTCTTTCCGAGCTTGGACGGGTGAAGTCGCTCAAGCCGGAGGGAGTACACAAGATACCGGACGCAA